GTTCTGAAGGGGCACAGTATGCTGCAAACCTTGTCCAGGCATTCAAAAATGGTGACGAGGATGTAATACAGACATTTGATGATTTATACGCACGGGTACAGGAATCCCGTGAAAAAGTATCGGGTGAACTTACAAACCTTACAGGTGAGTATGATGCTGCATTTGAGGAACTCATAAACAACACCATCGCTGCAATAGACAAACTTGAATTGTCGGACGAGGCAAATGCTAATGCGATGAATACAATGGCAGCTTACGCAGCGGGAATCAAAAACGATACTTCATCAACCACCGCAGCGTATAACAAGGGTAAAGCAATAGCAGATGCGATACAAAAAGGCGTCAATGCTTATGGCACGATTACTATTAATGCCACAGTTAAAACTTATGACGGGACAAAGCATGCCACAGGCCTTGAGTTTGTTCCGTATGACGAGTATCCGGCACTTCTGCACAAGGGAGAGCGGGTTCTTACCGCATCGGAGGCCAAGGAGTACAACACAGGCGGTGGGAGCGGGATAACGATTAATCAGACCATATCTTCTACACCACAGACACCTGTAGAACTTGCAGCAGCTGCAAGAGCCTACTTTGAGGAGGCAAAATGGGCAGTTTAAACAATCTTTCAAAAACCTTCAGATATGTCAATGAGTTGGGTGGAGATATTACATTCACATATGATTATGGTTATCTGATTTCTAAACCTACAGGCATCGATACGGTTTCTATTTCGTTGTCCAGGGCCCAAGGCATCAACCAGGTCGGAGCAACAATTCAGAGCAAGAATGTCCAACCGAGAGCGGTAATAATCTCCGGCATTATCGTTGGAGAAGACCAAATGACCCGAAAGGAAAACTTGCTCGGAATAATCCGACCAGATCTATCGGGCAGATTGTATGCCGATGACTATTACATCGAGGTTTATCCGACAGCAACACCGAGCATAGAACCTAAACCACAGTTTGCACGATTTGAATTCTCCGTGCTTGCTCCTTACCCGTATTGGTGTAAGGATATAAATGTGCAGACGGAGATGTCTACGATTGATTCCAGATTCAGATTATCAAGCGGTCTTGATGAAAACGGTGCAGCAATACCCGCATGGAACATCAGCGGTTCTTATCAGTTCGGTAATGTCAATAAAGTTGAGTTTACCAATATCCCCAACAACGGTGAGGTATCAATTCCATTTACTGTTGTGTTTACCGCTAAAGGGTCAGTTACAAATCCGAAAATATTAAATGCATACACCAACGAATATCTGAAGGTAAACAAAGAAATGAGTGCCGGAGAGATTATTACTGTCCAAATAACTCACTCCAGGACATATGTGGTCTCTTCGGTTGATGGGGATATCAGAGGGTGCTTATCCCTGGCATCAAAGCTATATAGATTAGCGGTCGGAGATAATGTGCTAAAACCCACAGCAGATTCGGGTTCAGAAAACCTTGAGGTATCGTTAGCGTATGCAACAGAGATAGTGGGGATTGCCTTATGAGCATAGAAGTCTACACAGCAGACCTCACTAACAGGCATGAAGTCACCCATGCAATCAGTATTCAGATGTCTGAATACTACAATGCGGTGGGTAAAATGCAGATGGTGCTGCCGATTGACGATTATAACATTGCAGCGTTTGAAGTCGGTGGGATTGTCTTTAATGTAGACAAAAATGTTACATACACCATCGAAAACATAAAGTACGATACAAAGCTGAACCGAATGAATGTCAACGGCTATACATGCAATTGGTTGCTCAACAAAAGAGTGGTGCGGAATAGCGTAACATTGGACAATTCAGCATCTGCTCAATCGAAAATCAATGCAATGGTAACCTCAAATCTTCGTTATCTGCCAAATATAACCGTCAATGCAGCTGCACCAACCGTGACGGATACCGTGGATTATGTGACCGAGAAAAAACAACTGTTAGACGAGGTGATAAATGCCCTAGAACTCGGTGAGCTGGGGCATCGCCTGGATTGGGACTACGAAAACCTCCAACACAAGTTCAAAGTTTACAAAGGCAAAGACCTCACCACAGGAATTCATGCGATTGTTTTTTCAGAGGAGCAAGGCACAGCACAGAATCTGATTATTTCAGACGATATGAGCGATTTTAAGAATTTTGCATATATTGACGGGAAACTGTACAAATCAGATGCAAGTGCAGATGACCAAATCATAACTTTATCAGTTGGTACAGCACAAGGTAAAAACAGATTTGAATACTATGTCCAGGGAGAGCAATCGCAAAAGAAGGAAGAGACCCTTTCTGAATTTGAGTTCAGAATGAGAGGTGAGGCGTCTTCTGTCCTGGCTAAAAAAATCAGAAAGCAGAACTTCCAAGTTGACATTGATTCAACTGATTATTTGAACTTGTACAATCTTGGGGATCTGGTCACATGTTCTTCCGAGCGATTCGGGTTGGCGTTTAATGCAAGAATAACGGGTGTCAAATATACCCTTGATGTAACCGGGGCAAAGACAGCATTAGTTCTCGGTGAGCCTACATTAATCTCATTAGGAGAGGTGATTATTTAATGGCAGAAATACAATCTTTTCCAAATAACTCAAGCACCTATGTTGGTGCTGAATGGGTTATGAAATGGCTGCACGGACGCACATCGGGTGTGTTTGGTGCAGACAACAACTTAAAAGTATCAGCTGTCGCAAATACGATGAATGTAACCGTAACGGATGGTGTCGGTTGGATATCTAACGCTGACGGTGACGGCATCGTGTTTTGGAACAACTATGTGAAAGGCAATATAAGCAGCGGGAATCCACTAACATTAGCCGTAGATGTAGGTTCTTCCGTTACAGGCATGAACAGAATAGACAGAGTGGTTGTTACCTGGAAGACAACAAACTATGCCGACCTTCCAACGATAACGATTCTCAAAGGTACGCCTTCATCGAATCCAACCGCACCTTCACTCACGAATACTGCATCGCAGAGACAGATATCCCTTGCAAGAATATCGGTAAATTCTGGTGTAACCCAACTTACCGCAAGCATGGTCACAGATGAAAGGTTGAACACAGCGGTCTGTGGAATCGTTACAGAATCTGTAGGTATTGATACATCAGCTATGAACGCACAGTTTGAGTCATTGCTGACATCAATTCAAAGTGAGCTCGCAGAAATTGAAAGTAGCACAGGATTTGAGATGGCAAAGAAACAGTTCAATGATGTTTCTGTGGCAAAGAACAAATTTGTCTCAAACGGCACTTATGAAGATTATCCTTACAGAGCATCAGTAACTTTGACAGGAGTTATTTCAAGCATGATTCCTCAGGTGGTATTCGGATGCGTTGATGCTGCAAGTGCAAACTTTGCTCCTGTGGCAGAGGCATACAATGGTGGAGTTTATATCTATGCTGCCGATGTGCCGGATGGGGCAATAACAATACCGACCATCATCTGTTGGAAAGGGAGCGTTTAAATGATAAGAGGAACAACACCAACTCTGACATTCACTCTTCCGTTTTCTACAGATGAAATTGATGAAACATATGTGACATTTGCACAGCATAGAATGACCAAAGTAGAAAAAACTCTTGATGATTGCACACTGAACGGGAACAAGCTGTCCGTGAAACTTACGCAGAAAGATACACTTGCCTTTGAGTCAGACACAAAGGTTGAGATTCAGCTGGGCATTAAATCTGGGCAGTCGGTCATGAGGTCAAAAATCATAACAGTTGATGCAGAACGGATTCTGAAAAATGGTGAAATATGATTGAATTTGAGGTTAGCTTTAGTGAAAGCAATACATCATTTGATGCAGAATTGAATGCCCAAAATATGGATGTAACTCCTCAACTTGGCCAGATCATAAAAGGCGATGATGGATTCAGCCCAATCTGTCAAGTGAGAAGAAACTCTGCTGATAATGGTGTGAAGATAACTATACAAGATGCAGATTCTACAGAATCAGCAGAAGTTTTTGATGGTGCGGGTTCAGAAGATGAAGCACTAACAACAGAAGAAATTGATGAATTATTAGGATGGTGATTTATTATGTCTAAATTTCTTGATTCTACAGGTTTAACTTATTTCAAAGGCAAAATTGAAACTCTGCTATCTGGCAAAGTTGACAAGGTGACAGGCAAAGGTCTTTCTACCAATGACTACACCACAGATGAAAAAAACAAATTGAGTGGAATTGCTGCAAACGCAAACAATTATTCTCATCCATCTCACACAGCAAAAACAAGTGGTCTCTACAAGGTTACAGTAGACTCTCTTGGTCATGTAAGTGCAGCAACCGCAGTTGCAAAATCAGACATCACAGGACTTGGTATTCCCGCACAGGATACCACTTATTCTGATGTAACAACCACAGCACATGGTCTGATGACAGCAGCAGACAAAGTCAAACTTGATGGTGTTGATGCAAATGCAAACAACTATTCACATCCATCATATACATCAAAGTCAGCGGGTCTTTATAAGGTGACTGTAGATGGC